TGGAGACTAAAGTCAAAGCCTTTATTGAAGACGTATCATCCACAGGCAAAGAAGTTTGGATGTCTGATACTTTACGGTATCTTGGTTTTGATGAGTTAGATGTTTATTCTTTGAGAATGTCCTTGGAGGAAGAATACGGAGAATTCATAACGAGTAAGATGACCGTTGATAGTAAGGTCTCTGAGGTCGTTGAGGTTGTAAAGAAAATATTTCGTCCACAATGAGGATATAATGATAGATATTAATGTTTTTGACGGTATATATGTTAGTTCTGTTATCTCCCCTGTAATACCTATTAACGTAGGAATTGAGGGGAATATTAAGGTTGTCGAGTCAGTTAACATAAGTCCTTTGATAAAAAGGACTACAGTTGATTGGTTGAAGATAAATGAGTTGATATATATCCAGTTGGTAAAACAGCCGATAATAGTTGATTCCCAGATAAGACCAGAAATTATAATAGAGCAGGAGTTTGACCTGACGAAGAAAGAATTATTGTATCAGGTTGAACTTATTGGAAATCCATCTGAGGATAGAAAGAAAAAGGTAGTAAGATATTTCTTTGCCTTAAAGGCTTCTGTTAGGGAAATAGCGGATAATTTAAAAGTTTCTCCTTCGGTTGTTTACAAGGACATCAATAATTATAAAAGAGATGTCCTAAAAGAAATCAAGAGAGACTTAAGAACGAATAAGAAAATATTAGGCCATATGGCCGGAATGATGTATCAGATTGAGCATCAGGTAAGGACTATTTGGGATAAATATAATCTGTTAGACGCAGATGCTTACGCATTAAGGGCCATAATAAGAGACTCAACCACTCCTGAACAGAGAAGAGAAAACCAAACTGCCATTATAAATGCAGCTAAAACTGTATTGTTGATTCACGATAGGCAACAAGGATATTTAGATTTGCTTGGAAAGAAAACTATGAATATGTTGGCTGTTTGGGATAAATTTGGCTTATGTGGGGACGAAGCCATTAAGCTTATATTATCTGATGGGGTCGATATTGATGCGAAAATACATCAGGTCAGAGGAATAATCGTGAATTTAATTTCTATAGTAAAGGTAGAGGTTAAGGACTCAGAGCAAAGAAAGAAAGTGTTTACCAGAATAGCAAGGGAGACTAACTTCAATGATGTCGAAGAAGCTGAAATCATCAAATCCTGAGTTCGCTACGGCCAAAGACGAGAAGGTTTATGACAATATTCTCGGTAATGAGTGGAGTAGTATGTTCTTGACTCAGGGAGCGGGATATAATTCTAGTGTTTGGCGTTGGATTCCTGTAGAGCCAGAAGAGTGGATGCTCGGGGAAAGATATCTTAATCTTGGTGGGGTTGTTCGTAAGTCTGTCTTTGATGATATTGTAGAATTTTTTAAGTCCCCTGACGGAAACCCTTGGCATAGAAATTATGATATGGCTGCTTTGTGCGAGGGAATAGGTTCAGGTAAATCATTTAAGACTTCAATAATGGTAACTTATTTTCTGCATTTACTTCTTTGTCTGCGGGAGCCTCAAAGATATTTTAAATCAAGTAAGTCGTCTAAAATAGCTATTATGAATATGTCTATATCGGAAAAGAATGCTAAAAAGGTTATCTTTTCTGAAATAGCATCTAAGATTTATGATTGTGATTGGTTTAAAGAGCGTCCTTGGACTATGCCTGATGCACGGATGCCAGACCCTAACTGCTTATCTGAGTTAAGGTTCAAGAATAATATCTTTATAATTCCCGGAAGTTCGAGTTGGAGGACGGCGGTTGGATATAACATTATTGTAGGAATAATTGATGAGGCTGGAGCATATCGGGCTACGGATAGGTCGGACCAAGCAGAAGATATCTTTAATGCTCTCGAGAGAAGGTTAGGGTCAAGGTTTGAAAGCAAAGGGGCCATCATTATCGCAGGCTCTCCGTTATATGAGAGTGACTTTCTTGAAAGGAAATTGCATGAAGCCGATATCCCTGATTCTAGGGTATTCGCTAAAAGAAGAACTCTCTGGGACGCAAAATATTCAGATTGGGATGGAGAGTTTTTCTATGTAGATAGAATTAATAGGGTGCTTCTTGAATCAAAGCCAGAAAATTTGAAGGATATTGACGCTATTCCAAAAATACCTTTTTTGTTTAAGGCTTTTGTTTCTAGCGTAACGAAAGCTTATAGAGACTTTGGGGCTAGACCTTCTCCTACTCTTAATCCATTCTTCGAAGCACCCAAGGTCGTGATTGAAAGATATAATAAAGATAGGACTAATGACCCTATATCTAAAAATGGGAGTATAGAAAATTGGCTTACCCCTCAAGACCAAAATGCTTTTCACGCTATACATATTGACCTTGCACTTACGGGTGATGCTTGCGGGTTTGCTTTAGGCCATAACGCAGGGACTACTGAAGAGGGTGGGATTAAAATTTATATTGATTTAATGCTTCGCTTGAAAGGCTCTAAAGAATCTCCGATAAGAATAGGTAAGGTCAGAGAATATATTTATGCCTTAACTGCATTAGGGTTTCCGATAGGCGTAGTTACTTATGATGGTTTCCAAAGTTCAGACTCTATGCAGATTCTTGCGGGGAAAGGCTATCGAACAGAGTATTTATCGGTAGATAGAACTATGACTCCATATTCTAATTTAAAAGAATCTATAAATGAAAAGAGGTTGGATTATTATTATATCCCTAGTGGGATTGAAGATGAGCCGAGCGCCTCAGAAGTATTTGTGAAAGAATGTATGCAGCTCGAAGAAGTGAAAGGTAGAAAGATAGACCATCCGCCTAATGGCTCGAAAGATGTAGCTGATGGTGTAGCGGGGGTAGTACAAAATATACTTGAAAATTCAAATTATTTCGGAACAGTAACCGTAGGGAGGGCATGATGAGTAGAAGAAGAGGAAAGGATAATATCGTTGGAGATAAAGATGGGGTCCAAGTTATAATGACGGATAAAGGGGACCTTGTTAATGTTGATATTTTAAAAAAATATGAAGTAAAAGCAAATACTTCTCAGCAGATTGAAAGAGAAGATTGGAAGCCGAAGATTATTGAACCGCCATATCGACTTCCTCAGTTGATGCAGTGGATTGATTTAGATACTATTCATTCATCTTGCATTAGAGTTAAAATGCAAGATGCTATCGGGATAGGTTATTATCTTGAATCAGATGACGCAGAGACTATGGCGTTAAAGGATAAGGATAAGAATTATCAATCCTTAATGAGTTTTTTCTCTCTTGTTAATCCAAACGAAGATATTTCTGCTATGCTTGAGAAAGTTTTTATGGATTACGAGGGATGTGGTAATGGATATATAGAAGTTTCTAGGGACATACATGATAAAATAAATGCTCTCTATCACGTCAATGCTACTACTATGCGTTGGTGTGGGGATAAGGACAAATTAGTTCAAAGGGTTGGAATGAATTATGTTTATTTTAAGCCTTTTGGAGAGGAGAAGATTTTAAATAGGAAAACAGGAAATTATGTGCAAAGCGTAAGGCAGGTGGAAGATGCAGCTAATGAGGTAATCGTAATAAATCAATATTCTTGGAAGTCAATCTATTATGGAATTCCAGAGTGGTTACCTGCTGTCTATGCTATGTTTGGGGAGATGAAAGAGCGAGAGTATAATCTTGATTTCTTTCTTAACTTTGGTATTCCTGCTTATGCTGTAATTCTTGAGGGCGTTACTCTTAATCCAGACGTAGATGAGGAGATAAAGAAATTCTTTGAAACTACTTTAAAGGAATCTAATTATAAGACTCTTACATTGTCTTGTCCAAAAGGCGGAAAGATACATTTTGAGCCTTTGAATATAGATACCAAGGAAGCTAGTTTTAGGATGTATCACGCAGATAACACTAATACAGTTTTAGCTGCTCATCGGGTCCCACCTTATAGAGTAGGGATAGTCGTTGAGGGAAAGCTCGGTGGCTCTGTATCTAAAGATACAGATAGAATATATCTTGATTCGGTTATTAATCCGAGACAAAAGAAATTCGCTTGGGTGATAAACGAATTGATAATAAATAGGGGAATGGATATTCAGGGTTGGACATTTCGGTTTGAGGATATAAATATCGTAGACGAAAAGGTTAATAGTGAAATTTATGATAGATATATTAAAAATGGAATTATGTCTCCTAATGAAATCAGAAATGGATTAGGTTTACCTCTCTATGAAGGAGGAGATGCGGTCTATGTCGCATCGAGTCTTATTCCTATAGGAATTGTAGGAGAAACGGCTGAACAAGCTTCAGCTAGAAAAAAGAATGAAGAAGAAGTTAAGGACGAGGAAGAGGATGCAGCTAAAGAGGAAGTGGGCGAAGAGAACGGAAAAGAAGAAGAAGAAGAGGCAGAAGAATAATTATAGAGTTAATTTTAAGTTAGGGGTATCGAAAAGAATTAGCTATTAATGTAAATATGAGATTAGAGGATTAAGATTATGAAAGGTGTTATTTTAGCTGGAGGGGATGGAACAAGATTATATCCTTTAACTTACGCAGTTAATAAACATTTATTAAGAATTGGTAAAGCTCCGATGATTGAATATCCTTTGCGGAAAATGATTGAGGCGGGGATAAAGGATATTCACGTTGTTACTGGAGGGGAAAACTATCAGGGAGTAGTTAAGTATCTTGGAAGTGGTAGTCGTTGGAATGTAAGAATTACTTATTCTATTCAAGATAAAGCTGGCGGAATAGCAGAAGCATTGGGCTTAGCAAAAGCTTTTGTAGGTCAGGATAAGATGTTAGTCCTCCTTGGAGATAATGTTTTTGATATGAATCTCACCTCTTCGGTTAATTATTTTGACGACGAGTCAGCCGGAGGGGAAGCTTTACTGTTTAGTCATTATTCTTTTGCTCCAAATAGATTCGGAGTATTAAAATTTAAAGGAGATAGAGTTATTGATGTAATCGAAAAGCCTGAAAAGTTCATGGGCAACTTAGTCTTAGCGGGAATTTATATGTTCACTCCTGATGTGTTTGATGTTATTAAATGTTTGATACCAAGCAAAAGAGGAGAGCTAGAAATTTCAGACGTTAATCGTCATTATATAATGATTGAAAATTTTAGAGTTGTTCCTTTAAAGGGAAGTTGGACTGATTGTGGAACATTTGAGACATTAATGGATGCAGAGCAACAAGTTAGGCTTGAAAATGAGCAATGTTAAAAATTATGTAAATAAATCTAGGTCAAAAGCTAAAGCCTATTTAGCTAAAGCAAAGGCCCAGACTACTCAAAGGAATTGGCGTGATTCCGTAGGTTATATAAAATTAGTCAATGCCCAAGCTGCAGAGGTTTACAAGGAATTTCAAAGACAGAAGAATGGAGCGTTAAAGGTTTATAATCAAATAGCTCCTGCATTAGAAAAATGGTCTAAGAAAGAATATCCAGACATCTGGGAGAAAAGGCTTATCAATATAATAGTCATTCCTCCGGCAGAGGAATCTGAAATATTAGAAAAGATATCAGATAAAGACAGACGTTTAATAAATAAATTTATTAAGAGTTGGGATGCGAATGTTAAGCCAAAGAAGATAACTAGAATATTACAGGCTTGGGCCGTGAAGGCGGGTGTCGCTGGAGGTTCTCACGCCTTAAAAGTTCTAGGGGTAAATCTTAGTTTTAATTTAAGAGATAAAAATCTTTTGAAAGCTTTAATGTCTAGAGGAACTAAAATAACGGGAGGGATAACTAAAAAGACTTTAAAAGATTTTCAGAATATTTTAGTTAAGAGTTATGTTGAGAAAGGTATAAGTCCGTATGAAGTTAGAAAACAAATTAAATATTTATTCGAAGAAACGTATAAGCATAGAGCTATGGCAATAGCTAGAACGGAAACAGGAGTCGCTTCTTCTACTGTTCAGCATGCTACTTATAAAAATAATAAAGTTAAAAAGAAAAGATGGTTTGCTTTAGCTGATGATAGAACGAGAGAGAGTCATGCTTTTACCGACGGACAAGAACAGCTTATTGATGACCCGTTTGACGTTATGGGAGTATTAATGATGCATCCGCACGACAGCGCAGCTCCCGCAGATGAAGTTATAAATTGTAGATGTGATGAAGATGCTATCGTGGAGACTAAGATTGTAGACGCATCCGCTTGGACTGGCGGATAATGATTAGCGTCGGCGGTATGATTAAAAATATATTAAAAGAATACATTAAAGATAAGAATAAATTAAACGTATGTCTTAACAAAATTCTTGCTATTCTTAGAAATATTTCTTGGTATTAAATAGTTTCCTTGACAAATATATTGTGATGTGATATATTGTTAATTATCTGGAGGAATATTATGCCCGAACAAAATACGAAGAATATTCGTGTTCCCGTAAAAGGTGAAGAAAGTAAACATACTAACCATAAAATAAGAACTATTGTTGTATCTCAAAGTAAAGGGACTAAAGCCCTTTATTGTATTAGTTGCAAAAAAATTATAACCTATCTCTTCGTCAAAGCAAAAGACTGGACTATGGCTACGGCAGAAGAGTGGGCTGTTGAACATTCCAAAACAATCAAATCTCTTGAAGAAGTTCACGTAGACCAAATGGATGAATTTATGAAACTTTTGGTCACTAAGCAAGATAATTCGACCGAAGAATATTTACCTAATTCTCCTTCTTTTATTATGAATAAAGATAACGAAGAGGAGACTATGGGGTATTCTGAAGAAGATTTAAAAGCTAGAGGTGAAGGTCAAGGCCAAGGAGGCCAAAGGCAAGGAGATGGTGGAGCTTCTAAGTGTGTTTGTTCTAAGTGTGGAGCGGAGATAGTTCACAAAAAAGGTGTTTCCTGTTCTAAGCAGAAATGCCCTAAATGCGGTAACGTAATGGTGGGTAAGGCTTTGGAAGAAGATGAATCTGTAGAATCAATAGATGTGGTGAAAGTAGACAAGACTAAGCAGATAGTTTACGGAGTCTTTCTCGTTCCAGAAAAGGCTGACCACGATGGGGATGTGATTTCATCCGATGATATTGAGAAGGTTGCTCATGGGTTTCTCGTTGACTATCGAACAGTAGATGAAATGCATAAAAATATAATAGCAGCCGAAATTGTTGAATCTTCTATTGCGTGGAAGGATGATTTAGACTATCAGGGAAAGAAATTATCGAAGGGAACTTGGTTCGGGGCTATCAAGATTAACGACAGAGATGTGTGGGAAAAAGTTGTTTCAGGAGACTATAAAGCCTTTTCTGTTAGAATAGCTGGCATTAGAGAGCCTATAAAAGAGGAGTCATAAAATGACTAACCCTAAAGCTAAAAATAGATTACACGCATCAAGAGTGGATAGGATAGCTATTGTTGACCGTCCTGCCGTTCCTGATGCTCAAATACTTGTGTATAAAAGGCACAATGAAGATATTTCTGATGGATTAACTTCTATCATTGAAAAAGGAATATGGTCTACAGGCTTTAATGCGAGTTTTGTAATAAAAGGCACGCAAGCAGCAGTAGATGCTTTGGCTAATGAAGTTTATGATGCTATTTATGATGATGGAGACGCTAATCAGGGCGTAGCGATTAAAGAAGCTTTCGATGACTTTAGGGATGTTGTCGTAAACTTTCTTATGAAACTAGCGAAAAAGGTAAAAGCAGAAGAAGATGCCTCAAATAAGCTCACCAAAGAGGATATTATTAAGCCTTTTGCTAGAGGATTAACGCTTACCGCTATGGATAGTGTCTTTCAATATTTTAGATATAGCATTTCATCATTAGTTTTGGCTCATAAGATGATGGCTGAGCCAGAAGCGACCATAAATGACGTAATAAGTCAATTTGAAAAATTTATAACTGAATCTGCTATGGAAATCGTAGCGAATAAAAAAGAAGGCGATGAACCTGCCTTCGAAAAAGCTGGAAGAACTATATCTATGGCCCGGCTCGGAAAGATAAAAGAAGCCATTTCAGTATTGAACGATATGGTGGAGGAAACACACATCCGCTATAGCGAAAAGTCAAAGAAAAAGGAGGAGGAAAACACGATGGAATTGAAAGAACTTATAAAACAGTTTGAATCTCTTTCGGGTAAAATCGACTCCATTGTATCAGCTCTTAAGGGAAAAGGAATGTTGTTGAACGAAGAAGAGCTTGGTATATATACGGAGAAGAGCAAATCTGAAGAGAAGCTTAGAATTGAGACCGAAGGGGTTGAAACTAAAAAGCTTGACCTTATCGCAAGAGCGAAAGTTCTTGGGTTAGAAGAAAATGCTTCTGAATCTGATATTATCGGGGCCGAGAAGAAGGCTGAGATTGATGTTAAGAAAACAGAAGAGGATGTTATTGAGGCTGATAAGAAAAAAGCCGATATAGCTGAAGCTCGAATAGTGAAAATCGAAGCGGGGCTAGAAAACTTTGATAAGATTACTGCTGTAATCTCAAAGAAGTTTGGGCTAAAGACATCTAAGGACGAAGAAGTTGAGTCCGAGAAGGATAAGAGTGACGTATTCGGAGAAGCTATAACAGGTAAGGCATAAACCCTTAATGAGTAATTTTAAATGAAATTAGACGGGTAATTCCGTTCTTCTGTTTACGTAAAATGCTTATTAAGTTTAAGATAATTACAGAAGGAGGAAGATAAAAATGAGAATGACGATTGACCAAATTATTAACAAAGCTTTTACTGATACTGATTTGGCGAATGGTGGATTACTTTTGCCGGACCAAGCTGCAAAGTTTGTGCAAGGAGCCATAGACCGAACAGTCATTATTAAGGAATGTCGTAGAGTTCCGATGAAAGCTAATAAAAGGCAGATAGATAAAATGACTTATGGTTCTGCTGTATTACAAAAGCCAAATGCTGTAGGAACTGTGCCGACGACTACGACTAAGCCGACGACTACAAAAGTAACGCTTGACGCACAGGAGACTATTGTAGCGCTTGATTTAGGCTATGATGCCCTTGAGGATTCTATTGAGGGTAAAGGGATATTTGATACGATTTTGCAGTTGACTTCTAAGCAAATGGCGTATGATATCGATAACCTTTGTCTTAACGGCCTAGCAGATGGTGGAGCGACTTATTTAGATATTTTGGATGGTGTTTTTGAGCAGATATCTACATATACGTATGACGCTCTTGCAGCAACGCTTTCGGATACAATTCTTTTTAACACCTTAAAATTGATGCCCGGTAAGTATATTGATGAGGACGAGGCTAATATGAGATTTTACGTTAGTCATCTAGCAAGATTAGATTATGTAAAGGCTTTGGCCGATAAGAATGTGAACGATGCTTTCACTCGCTATCTTATTGAAGCAAAAGAACCTGCATATAATGGTATTCCTGTTAGAAAAGTTCCAGCGATTACGACTGAGAGCATTACTGAAGGGACAGGAACTTGTAATGGTTCTAAAGCACTTTTAATCAATCCAAAAAATATCGTAATGGGCGTTCATCGTGACATTATGTATGAGATGGAAAGAGTGCCAAGAAAGAGAATAGTTGAGGTTACTATAACAATGCGTCTCGACTTCAAGTTGGAAGAAGAGGGAGCAGCAGTTAAGGTAACTAACGTTAAGCATAGCGCTTAAGTTTAGGTAGATTATAATTAAAGAGGGTAGGGATTGCCCTACCCTCTTTTTTTTTAAAGGTAAAATAAAGAGGTTAATAAGTGCCAAAAATAAGACTTAAACAAAAATACGGGCATTATGGCTGTGGCGACCAATCATTTCATGCCGGAAAAGTTTATGAAGTTAGCAGTAAAATTGCGTATTATTTAGTAAACTCTCAAAAAGTCGCAGTTGAAGTTTCTGCCCTTGAAGAAAAAATCATCAAGGAGAAGAAGGTCTTAGAGCCTTCTCAATTTAATTCCCCTCTTTCCCCTCTTGGCTTAAATACTTTAAAAATAGCTTTAATACGTCTCGGTGGTATAGGAGACACTTTAGTCCTTGCAGGACAGGCCACCGCAATTAAAAGAAAATATTCAGACTGTAATATAACTCTTTACATAAGGGACTTAGCTTCTTCCGAGATAGTCCAAGGAAACAAAGACGTTGATAGGGTTGTTATGGCTGGAAATAAAATGTGGAATAGCCTATTGTCTCATATCCTTCAGCAAGATTTTGATATTGTCTATGATTCTAGATATATGACTAAAATTATTTTTAAAAATCCAGAAGATAATGAAGACGATATTGCGGAAAATGAAAAATTATTAGAACCTTATAAAGATGAATTTTTAGTTTTTCCTTTCAAGAACAATAATATTTATTCAAAAGAAAATTTAAACACTTATGATTTAGGATTAAAGACAGCTTTGTTAGAGGGTAGTCCCGATGATATGTTTGTCAATATAGATAAAAAAGATTATGATATGCTTTCTCTTTTAGAGAATGATGTTTATGTAACAGTTCATAATGGGTCTGATTTCGCTAGACAGACTAAATGTTGGGTGACGGCTTATTGGAATGATGTAGTAAAATATATTAAAAGTAGAGGGATGAAAGTTATACAGTTAGGCAATTCCTTGGAGGAAAAAATTGAGGGCGCAATAGATATGAGAGGAAAGTCTAATATCAAACAGACATCCGCCTTTATAAATAAAGCAAGACTGCATGTTGACACAGAGGGTGGGTTGGTGCACATAGCGAGAGCAGTTAGGACTCGGAGCGTTGTTCTTTTTGGCCCAACATCTTTTGGGTTTTTTAAATATGATGAAAATATTAATATCGAAACCCCCTCTCAATGTAAAGATTGTTGGTGGACGACGGATATGTGGTGGAGAGATTGCCCCAAAGGAGATACAATTCCTCCGAGATGTATGTCCGAATTAAGTCCTAAATTGGTAATTGAAAATATTAAAAAAGGATTGAATATGGATGCTATGGAGAAAAGACCTGACTATGATATAAAGGATGTAAACGAACAATTTGCTTTAGAGCTGGAGCTTGACGAGAATCATTATAAAAGCGAAGCTTGGCAGAATGAAAGAGTCGAGATGATGATGGCTCAAATGAAAGGTAAGACAGCTTTAGAGGTAGGAGCGGGAGACGGTTATTGCGTAGAAGTTTTAACCCAAAGGGGCTATGACGTAACTGCAACAGAAATATCTAAGATAAGATTAGACAGAATGAAGAAAAGAGGGATAGACGCTCATTACGCAGATGTAAATAAGCTTCCCTTTCCCGATAATTCTTTTGATACTGTTTTTTGTGGAGAAGTTCTTGAACATATCGACTCTGTGGCCCAAGGATTTAAAGAGCTTGAAAGGGTCTGTAAGCCAGACGGAAGGATAGTCATATCGCTTCCAGTCGAAAAGGGTCATAGGGGAATTAAGATGCATTTGTGGGGCATAGATATGTTTCCTATCGAAAAAGATGGAAGAACTAATATGGTGGTTATGAATTTTGAAAGGATAAATCGTGAGTAAAGATTTATGCTTTATAATGTATGTATCGAGGGATAAATATTATCACTATATTCCTTTTTTTTTATGGTCTGTTGCCAAGGCTTATCCAGAATATTTTACCTTCATAGGAATAAAAGGAACTCTTCCTGAAGATGTAGAGCGACAGGTCTCTCGATTAAATGGAAGTAGGTTTCATATAGCTTCTCATGTTTTCGAAGATTATCCAGATGATGTTAATATAGTAAAGACTTTGAGATGGGTGTGGTATATGCCAGAGTTCGAAGCGTTCAAGTCTATTTATATTGGAGATATTGATATTTTAATTACAAGAGAAAATCCTCCTTTATTTAAAAGACATAGCAAAATATGCGAAAAAGAGGGGTTAGATTATTCGAATACGACAGCAATAGACCCAGTAGACACCAGAGGCCTCCGCATGACGGGGTTGCACTTCGCCTATAGTAGACCCTATTTTACTAAGATGCGGCCTGTGATGACGAAGTACGCAAGGATTTTAGAGAAACATTTACCCTTCTGCTTCTGGAACGATAAATTAGGCAAATTCGACAATCAGCATGCTCTGGCCGTTATGATGGAAGAGATTGGCTATAAATTGCCTGACCATAAATTCTTTGAATACAATGGCTTACATCTTGGGCATTCGAGGATTGCGGGAAGATGGGCCGAGATGTTCAAGGACCCTGTGCATATAGGATATTTTAAAGAGTTTAAAAGTTATCTTGATTCAAACTTTGATATATTAATAGAAGAAACTCGCCCAGATATAAGGGCTGAAATTAGGGAGATGGTAAAATATGGGGAACGATGTTCTTAACGTAGGAGTATTGTTTAGAAACAATGCGGATTTGATTCCTTCTTTCTTTTATTTTTTAAGAAAGGGAGCGGGTTTGTCTATTAAAATTTTCGCTCTCAACAATGGCTCAGAAGATGAAACTGAAACAGAGCTTACTAAGGCGTTAGGCCCTGATGATGTGTATATTAGAATGGAAAAGAATGTTGGAATATCTCAAGGCAGAAATATAATTTTAAATAGAATAAAAAAAGAAACAGGAAGTTATCAAGACGTATGTCTGATGGATTCAGACGTATTCATAATGCTTCAGAGTTCTCTTAAAAGTTTATATGATAGTCTTTATGAAAAAGATAGTAATGCTATAGCTTTTGGAAAAACTCATTCTTATTTTTCTTGGAGGAAAGATGATTTAGGAATATGTTTTTGTATATTAAAGGCTCGTTGTTTTGAGGAGGTTGGAGAATTTGATGAAAGATATTGGTGTTGGTATGATGATTCTGATATGTTGCATAAATTGAAAATGTTAAGAAGAACATTTGCTAAATGCGAGAAGGCTAAAGCTATTCATATTTGGGGCTCAACATTAACTCAAGGTTCAGAAGGAACTAAGAGAACAGAGTTGATAGAAAAGGATAGGCAAGCATTTAATAAGAGGTGGGGGATAAATACCCCATCAACTGAAACGGTAGAGGCAAAAAAGAAAAGAGAATGACAGACGAAAAGTTTAAAGAATTATTCAACCAGCATGGCCCTCCTCAGAATCAATTTGAATTAAAAAATTTATTTGATTGGCTCGAAGTGTTCATGCCTAATCCTAAAACTATTGTTGAGATAGGGGTGTTTAAAGGTGGAACATTTACTTTCTGGAAAAATATTTTAGATAATGAAGGTCTTCTCGTCGGGGTAGATTTGAATGATAGAGGGTATATAGATTCTTTAGCTCAAAATTATAGCGAGGATAGAAATGTAAAATTTATTAGTGGTTATAAAAGCAACGATAGAATTTGTATTCAAAAGGTCAAAGAGGCCTTAGAGCATAGACCTATTGACATATTATTTATAGATGCGAGTCATGTCTTTGAAGATGTTCAAGCTGATTATGATATTTATAGCAAATTTGTTAGAAAGGGTGGGTTAATAATCTTTCACGATATCGTAGGCCCTGAACTTTTAAAGGGAACGGAAGTATGGATGTTGTGGAGATATCTTAAATATAATATTAAATACGAAGGTATTATTGAATTTTTTGGCCATGATAATCCTTGCGGAATAGGAGTAATGATAAAATGATAACACACGAAGAGGTTTTAAGTACAGGACATAAAGGCACGCCAGAGGTTCATTTATTTACAACTTTTTTATATGGATATAAACCTGTTATAAAAAATATCGTTGAGATAGGTGTAGCTACAGGGGCATCTTCTATGGTATGGCAAAAGTTTCTTGCTCCAGATGGAAAGTTAATTGGGGTAGATATAAATTTGAATGACCCATCACAAGGCCTCTATGGAAAGATGGAAGAAGTCAAGGAAAGATTTAAAGACGACAAAAGAGTTAGTTTTATCATAGGCGATAGCCGAGCTACCGAAACTTTGATTAAGGCTAGAGAATTATTGAATAACGAACCTATAGATTTTCTTTATATTGACGGAGAGCATTCTTATCAAGGGGCCAAGGAGGATTATAGAATGTATTCTCCTTTAGTTCGTTCAGGCGGTATTATAGCTTTTCACGATGCTACGAGGAATAGTAATGTTAGAAGAGCTATAGAGGATGTTGTTGAGGTTTATTATCTTAAAGAAAAGAATTATCCGTTTACTTATATTTGTAGATTTGATGCGAAGTCAGGCCACTGCGGAATAATAGCCCTTGTAAAGGAGTAGTATGGAAGAAATAGCTAGCCATTACGAAGATAAAGAATATAAAAAGATTGACGATAATAGAGATTTCGTCATAAGATATATTTTACTTCATCTTGAAAAGTTGATAGGGAAGGTAGATAGTGTAATAGATATCGGATGTAGTCTCGGAGCTTGGCTACGGGTTTTTAAGCAAAATGGAGTGATGGATATATCGGGTGTTGATGGGGATTGGATTCCAAAAGAATATTTATTGATACCAGAAAAGAATTTTAAAGCGCAAAATCTCGAAGAACCTTTAAATTTTCCTATGAAATTTAGTTTGGCTCTTTGCTTAGAAACTGCTGAACATTTATCCGAAGAGAGAGCTGAAGGATTGATAGATGACCTGACAAAGATTAGTGACAAGGTATTATTTTCAGCCGCTATTCCATTTCAAGGGGGAAGGAATCACATCAACGAACAATGGCCTGATTATTGGATAGATAAATTTGAAGAAAGAGGTTATGTAACGATAGATTTTAGGCAAGAAATTAAATGTCTAAAAGATGCTTGGTGGTATCCGCAAAATTTATTTTTATTTATCCAGAAAGAAACATTATCTCAATATTCTTTAATTAATTTTGGTAGGCCTAGTTTTACTTATATTCATAATTCGTTATTAGAGAGGATAGATAAATGCAGATTGCAGGCTCAGTTGATATAGTAATTTTAAATTGCAATAATAATGGATATATCCAGAGATGCATCAATAGCATTAAAAGATGTACCGAAGGGCCTTATAGATTAATAGTAATAGACCAAAACTCAAAAGATGGTTCGAGAGATTGGCTTAAGGATAGTTCAGGAGCAAGTCATCTTATTTTTAATAAGAAAAATATAGGAACTTCAGAAGGTAGAAACCAAGGGATAAAAGCAGGACATAGCGAATGGATAGTTTTTATAGATTCCGACATTGAGATAGATGACAAAGATTGGTTAGATAAATTATGGAATTATACGATAGATTATAAAATAGGCTTTATCGAAGCTAAAGTAATACTTAACGATTGGGGTTCTAAGCTCGGGGAGTTTTCTGGAATATCTTTTTGTCTCGTTAGGAGAAGATGTTTAAATGAAATAGGTTATTTTGACAATAAGTTTTTAATTGGCGGAGAAATGGATTGGTTCGCTAGATTAGAGCAATCAGATTGGGTCCCGGCTTATTGTCCCGATACGAAGATTCTTCATCATAGTCATACCACAATGAAAGCTTCTTTAGCGGATAGACATATAGATTATGTTATAAAAATGATTAAACTTTTACAGTATAAATATACTGCTGAATTTTTAAAGAATACTCTAGAAGTAAATTCGAGTAGGAGAATTAAAAAATATAATGAATTGATAGCCGAGGAGGGAAGATGAAAGATTTAGTATTGGTAACAGGAGGAGCTGGCTTTATAGGAAGTAATTTAGTAGATAAATTAATTAAAGATAATTATAAAGTCGTCATGGTAGACGATTTGTCTACGGGGAAAAGTGAAAACATAAATAAAGATGTCATCTTCCACAAAGTAGACATTAGTGATTACGAAACTCTTTTAAATAAACTTAGTGGTTATTCATTTAAGTATATTTTCCATGTCGCAGCTAAAGCAAGGATTCAACCTTCATTCGAACATCCACAAAAATATTTTCAGACTAATGTTGTGGGAACATTTAATCTGCTTGAGTTTGCTCGGAAGGTTAATCCAGATAAGTTTGTATTTGTTTCTTCTTCGTCTATTTACGGAGACACAGGCTTAGAGTTTGATGCTCCTATGGCTGAAACATTAGGATATAATCCATCTTCTCATTATGCATATCAAAAGATGTATGGAGAGCTTATGGTAAAACAATATCATAAAATGTATGGATTAAAATGTATAGCGGTTAGGCCATTTAATGTTTATGGAGAAAGGCAGTTGTTGGATGGAGCTTACGCAGCCGTTGTTGGAATATTTTTATGCCAAGCAGAGAAAGGAACGGCTCTTACTATTGTAGGGGATGGTAAACAAAAGAGAGATTTTACTTATGTCCAAGACATAGTAGAAGGCTTGATAAAAGGAGCTCAATCTGTTATAATCGATGGTAAAGCATATAACCTTGGAACGGGGAATAATTATAGCGTTCAGGAGCTTGCTGATTGGATTTCTGATTATCAAGAATATGTTCCTGTAAGAAAAGGTGAGTATGATTATACTCTTGCCAATAATCTTAATGCGAGGACGGATTTAGGTTGGAATCCGTCAGACGATTTAAAGGAATGGGTCGAAAGATGTCTAAAAGCCAAAATATAGAGACTAATAATTTTGATATAGATGTAGAAATTCCTTCTACATCTGAAACTATTGAAATAAATAATTTTGATATAAACGTTATTCTTGACGAATAAAGTTTGAGGGAATAGGTGATTTATGGAATTAAGAATTGGGGACTATGGGTATGAAATAAGTTTTACTGTCAAAGACTCAGACGGAGTGGTGGTCAATCTTACTGATATAGGGGCTATTTACTTTAGGGTTAGGCAAGTTGATACGGATTTGAATATTTTAAATGGAACTTGCGAAGTCGTTCTAGCTTCAGCCGGAACTTGTAAATATACTACTCAAAGTGGTGATTTTGATAATGAAGGAAACTATACAGGAGGATTAGTCTTGCAGTATAGTGCGTCAAAAAAAGTTACTACGAAAGATTTTGCTATAACCGTTAAACGTTCTCTTAAACTTTCTTGACATATTGTCTCTAATATGTTATCATTGTGTCGGTGAGTTTGAGGGTATCTTAAACTAAGGAGGAACGAAGATGAGAAGAGGAGAGATGCTCAGTGTAAAGGGTTTTGTGAGAACCCAAATAGTCGATAAAAAAGACCGTATTATAGGAGACTCTGGTTGGAAAAGGAATACCGTTGTCAATGAAGGTTTTGAATGGTATATCTGCGCCTTGGTTGGTGCTCTAGCTAATAGTGTTCAAGTAGCTTATATGGCCATTGGAACAGGAACAGCGCCCGGCGTTACTGCAACTGGCTTAGAAGGTGAGACGGGTGCGAGGGTAACAACCTCTAATACTGTTATAGCTTCTAAAACGATGCAGGCGACTTGTCAATTTGCGGGTTCAGATTTGGGCGCAGCAAGTTGTGCTATTCAAAATGTAGCTTTATGTGATTTATCCGCAGCAGGGACTATTCTTTGTGGAACTACATATGCTACTTCTCAATGGGCAAGTAATCAAAATGTAAATGCAACATACCAATTAAGGTTTAGTTGAGATTAAGGTTTTTATAGAAAATTAATTCCGTGAGAGGCTACTCACATAGCCTCTTTTCGGGCATCATCTCGAATGTAATGATGTAAAATATTTAATGATTGAGGGAGGTCTTAATGAAAGTGCGAAAAAAAGTTCGAAAGAAAGAAAAGAAAATTCCTACCATTTGTAAATCCTTATCAGAAGTAAAAGTTTTATTTAAACAAAAATCAAAACAACACGGCGGAATCCAATTAGATATTGGATGCGGTTTTTCTAAACAGCCTAAATATCTTGGAATGGATATAAGGAACGTTAAGGGTGTAGACATTCTTCATAATGTAGAAGATACTCCTTATCCTATTCCGAAAGATTCTTGCAGAACTATTTTAATGAGTCATCTTATGGAGCATATTTGTCCTAAAAGGATGCTTGCTGTAATGGATGAACTTTGGAGAATAATGAAGCCAGAAGGACAACTGTTGATATCAGGTCCCTATGGCCGTAGTGATGGAATGCTTCAAGACCCTAGTCATTGTAATTTTATGAATGAAAATACTTTTACTTATTTTGACCCTACCCAAGCTCTTTATGAAGTTTATAGGCCTAAGCCTTGGAAATTAGAACGAAATGTATATTATCAAATGGGTAATATGGAAATCATATTATCTAAGAGAAGAGAAGGGGAGGGCAAATAATATGGGAAAGAAGTCTATAACTAATTTAATGCAACCAAAAATGTTTGGCCCTAAAAGAGATTTATGGGCGGGATGGAAGAAAAGAATTTGTATTGCCGTTCCGACTACAGGTTTAGTTAGGGTAGAATGGATGATGGCTAGATTTGGACAAGTCATTCCTTGTAATTGGAGCAACGGAGATATGTTTCAATTTTATGACCAGTTTAGCCCTATGGGTTGGGCGGTAGCGGATGCACGAAATATTTGTGTAGAATATTGTTTAAGTCAAGGCTTTGAGTGGTGTTTCAAGGGAGATACTGAAATAGAAACTGAACTAGGGGTTAAATGCATTAAGGATATTAAAGTAGGAGAGATGGTTAAGACTCACAAGGGAAGATATAGACCGGTTTTAAAGGCAATGAAAAGACCTTACGGTCAAGGAAATCCTTTAGTATGTATAAATACTCCTCATTCTAAGATTAGATGTACCCCAGAACATCCATTTATGGTATTGAGGCAAGGAGAGAACAAAGAAGATGTAGATATGATAACTTGGACAAGAGCAGAAAGCATTACATCAAAGGATAAATTGCTATATCCTTCTCCTGAAAGGACTCAAGATTTTGTTAATTTTAATTGCTATGCAAATACTAATGGCGTAAATGGTGATGCTAAGAAGGGTTCAATAAAAAATGGAAAATTCATTGGAAAGATGGAAGTCGATAGAGGGTTGGCTTATTTCTTTGGATTATATTTAGCTGAAGGTAATTGTGAACATGATGGAATTAGATTTACGTTTAACAACAATGAATCTGAGTATATTGATTCTGTTAAAAAAATATGCGAGGAAAGATTTGGTAGAACTCCTACTATT